AAATAATAATAAAATATATATATATTTGTATGGTTGATTTACTTTGAAATCTGAAACTAAATTTTGGCAAGAATTGAAGAAAAAAACGCCTTTAATTTCTTGGACTAGGTTGGAAAGTTGGGCTTCTTTGGGTGTTCCTGATCTACTTGGTTATACTGATAATAAAGGTTTTTTCACAGTTGAATTAAAAGTAATTAACAGTAAAAAAATTCGCTTTTCACCTCATCAAATATCGTTCCATATTAAGCATGCTAAAAATTCTTATATCTTGGCCAAGACCCTCGATCCTTTGAGCTATAAACTTTACCCAGGGTCCTCGGTCCTTGCTCTATCACAAGGCGAACCGGTCCGGGAACTAGCTGCCAATTGGCCAGAAATACAGAAAAAACTTATCCACAGTTAATATTATATTATCCCATTTTATACTTGACTTTCCCATAATAAAGTATAAAATAGTAAGGGTTGGGAGGGAGGGCTAAAAGATTATCGGAGCTTGTGCCTTCTGGGCCCACCCGCCCCCACCACCCCCGGTCCGAGATGCTTGTAGCTTGAAACTTAAAAGCTTGCTGCTTGTGGCTTGTGGATTATTTTTTATTTTTTTTTTGAGAGTTCAGACCAGGGCCTAGCTGCCCTGGTCTTTAAATATATTTATTATTACCAGATAATCTGAAATTAACCCCACTTTGCATCTTCATAAAGAGGATGCTTACTTGCTAAGTCATGAGCAAATACATCTTTGATAGCATCCAAAGTTTTGTATAAGTTTTTTTTGTTAGCATCACCCTCACATGCTTGGTACAAGAAACAACTTAAGCTCTTATACAACTGAGCATCACTATGGCCTAATTGTTTACTATACCAAACAGCCTTATCTTTGTTTACATCAAAGTGTAATTCCTGGCTGTCATCTGGGTATCTTTCAGCTAAACTAAATCTGTTAAGATCTAATAACTGATCAAAAACCTTACCTGGATTTTTGTTGTAGTCATCTTTTATTTTATGTATTTGTTTGTATCTAGGACCATAAGCACCAGACTTACTGATAGCTTTTAATACTCTACCTAAACACTCTGTATCTACTTGATATGCACTCATTATTATATTCCTTTCTATTGCCCAAGTGAACTAGCCGGGCTACTAGCGGTGCGTGGAAAAGTCAAGAGCGCCTCCGATACTCTATCCCATTTTATATCATATAATCCCACATAAGTAAACTACTAAATATCTTTTCTGTGGATAAGTTGCTTGCGACTTCTGGGAACCCACCCACCCCCACCACCCCCGGTTTCCCTGGTTCGTGCAGCTTGCAGCTTGTGGCTTGTGGATTATTTTTTATTTTTTTTTCAGCCACGAGCTCTTGCAGCTCGTGGCCTGTGCCTAAGCAATAAATTCCCGGACCGGGATTTATTATTTTTTTTAATCCAGATTAGGGCTTGTTGATCTGGAATCTGGAATATAGCAATCGCCCTAATGGGCGATTGCTTTTTATTTTTTAACTCCAAGATCCTTCTTCCTTTTCAATCTCTGTGATCCTGTAGGCATTTTCTTTTGGATCTTTATCCTTATAAGATACCATCTCAACCCACTTTGTAGCATCTTCCATGCTTTCAAATTCCATAATCTTAGTAACATAAGAAGGTTTTGCTTTATAAGTAATTTGAAATTTTTTAGGTTTATCTTTGATGTAAAGCACAAAAGAGTCCACCTTATCCTTATCAGCATTATGATAATAAGAACCATTTGACCTTCCATATTTTACAGTTTTATAAAGTTTTCTATTAAGATATTTTCTTGCTAACTTAATAAATAAATTACCCTCTTCATCATTAGGAATACCATAAAATTGGTATTCTCCTCCTCCGTTAGGATTTTTTTCAATCCTCTTTTGGTATTCATTAACCAATTTTAGTTTAGTCATTTGCTTTCTCCTTTTCTAAAATATAACTTTCTATTTCATCAAATAGTTCTAATCCTTTTTGAGTGTTTCTTGTTCCTCTTTCATCGTTAGGATTATCCTCTATAAATTGATCAATAGTTTTTTGATCTAGTTTTTCCATGAAAATCCAAAATATTCTATCTGTCATTTCATAGGCTTTTTCTTCTTTGGTTTTAGTCATTTGCTTTCTCTCTTTCTATATAAGCGTTATATAATTTAGGATTATTCTTTTTAATACTTGATAGAGTAGCATAATCCTTTTCTTTTAGTCCGTTGAAAATGTGAGCAATCACATCTATTGTCCAACCATCTCCAAGTATACAAGCAATCTGATTTTCGGTCAAACCTTTTGTATATCCTCTTGGGACTGTTTGGCAATCTTCTCTCTCTTGTGGTGTTAAATATCTAACACCTTCATAAATAGATAAATCGATATTACTATTTTTAATATGTTCATCTATTTGTTTTGCGTTCATGTATTTAAAATTTTCATTGTAATGAAAAACACATTCACCAAAATGTTTTTGAGATTTAAAAATCAAAGTTGTAAATCCTGTTGAATAATATCTATGAAACATTTTAATAGGTGTTGATAGTGGACGACTATCACTCTCAAGCAAACATCTCGCATGAGTTCTTTCCGTCCAACCATTTTCTAAAACTTCAATTAATTGTTTTGGTCTTGGGTAAATATAATACAAAGGAATATTAGTCCAATATAATCTATGTCTTAGTTGTGGAGCAAAATGCATAGAATTAATTTTGATTGGCTTGCAATTTAATTCTCTAGAAATAATTTCTTCATGCTCCGATTTCATTCTTACATTTTCTAATAAGAAATATTTTGGTTTAACTTCATTCTTTAATCTTAACCACTCATAAAATAAACCACTTTTAGAACCTTCAACACCTAATCTATTTTTATTAGCACCACTAAAATCTTGGCAAGGTGAACCACCAATAAACAAATCTATTTTAGGAAGATCACTACCTTTAATGGTAGTGATATCACCTAATCTATTTTTTTGATCTTGAGGATAATTTTTATTTGCAATATCAATTGCATATTTTTTTATTTCAGAACTAAAATAATTATCTACTTTTAATCCTACTTTATCTAATGCAATACGGCCACAAGACATTCCGTCAAATGCTGAAAATACATTCATGTTATTTACCTCCGAAATGTTCATCAAGAATAACCCAAACGACAAGCAATGCGACCACCGAAGTGATCACAATGCAAATTGTATTTAAATCTTCCATTATTTTTTATCCTTAAGATTTAAATGAGTAGTTTTATCTTTATAATTTTTATAGAAATAACTAAATTTTTTATCTTTATAATCTTTAAGGGCTTTATTAACAAGTTGAATGGCATATTTGCTATGTCCTCCAACATTCCATTCTTTAATGTCTTGAACTTCTAAACCCTCTTCTTCGCCACAATATCTCTTACCATTTTTCCAATTGTAAATGGTAGCAAATTGAACCTCATCAAAATGTATAGTTGGGTCAAAAAAAGTTAAATTCCATTCAACTTCTATTTTAGTTTCTATACCACCTTCAATAGTAGGCTTTCCAAAAGTATTAATTAAATCATCGTAAGAACATTCAATATACCCTTGAAGAGAAGTTCCTGTTCTATCGTGATCTTCATTTTTAATAATCATTTTTATTTTCTCCATAATTAATAATTAAACCTATCAAATTAAATTAAAAAAGTATCCCATAAAATGCATTATTTTAACTTAGCAATCTATCACGCTTCGAGCTCCAATGCATCTGTATGGTCTTTAAAATGGGTTTTTATGGGATAATATATTATAGATACCAATCCTAGAATCTGGGCACCTACTGCATCTTGTGTTGCAAAAATGCAACACCTACTGGATATAGTGGCTTGAGCCCTACGGGCCCACCCACCCCCACCACCGCCCTCTGCTTCTCGCCCCGCTGGGGCGAGATTGGATAGAGGTACCAAAGCCTACCTGAAACTATATTGATTTATTTGTACCCCCACCCCCCTTTTTGTATATATAGGGATCCTAATGTACTTGTATATAGTCGATTTTAGAGATAACATCACTCAAAATACTTATTGAAAAAATTTTTTAAAATTTTTTTTCGTTTTTAAATGTTAAAAGATATAGATCTAAGAAAGCTACCTATTGATGCTAAGAAAGACTTCATGAAGTATGCAATAAGATTGGAAGAGAAGAAAAAAGAAAAAGCCGTCTCTACTGATTTTATGTCCTTTGTAAAATATGTTTGGCCAGATTTTATAGAGGGGTCCCACCACAAAATTATGGCTGATAAGTTTAATCAAGTGGCCGAGGGCAAGATTAAAAGATTGATTATCAATATGGCACCTCGACATACAAAATCAGAATTTGCATCGTTCCTGCTCCCCGCTTGGATGATCGGTAGAGACCCTAAGTTAAAAATTATTCAAGCAACTTTTAATTCAGAGCTCGCTGTTCGCTTTGGTCGTAAAGCAAAACATTTAATTGATACAGACGAGTATAGAAAAATTTTTCCCACA